TTTGGGATGAGGAATATATGAATGGTTCTCAAAATTCTACGAAGGTCCAGTCACATTGGGTTAACTCGAAAGTAATTTCGGGTCCCCCTTCTGTGATCACCATTGTTCAAGAAGCTATGGAAAAGTTCCATCGTTTTACCTCGTCAGAGGGAAGACGTGTTTGGAACCAAACCATTCTTAATGAAACTAGTGAATTGCCGGGTCTATCGATGGAATTCTCATTAGAGAAACTTCCTCCAAATTGTGTTTCAGTTTATGCGATTGCAGAACCTCTCAAGGTTCGAACAATCACAAAACCTATGGCACAAACTTTTGCCTTAAAACCAACTCAACTCGCGATGTTTGAAGCTCTTAAACAATATCCTTGTTTCAGTCCGAATAATGGACCAGATTATGATCTTAGTCAATTGGGTAAACCCGATTCACAAAAGACATTTTTATCCGGAGATTACACGGCTGCAACAGATGAGATTGATATAAGAGTTTCTAGAGCGATCATGGAAGTCCTTGCCGAAGAATTTGTCAATGATAACAAGAGTTATATTGCAGATTATATTCGATGGGAATATTCTAACCATTTGGTTAGTTATCCTCCTTGGACAAAACTTGATCCAGTAGTCCAACAAAATGGACAACTGATGGGAAGTCTTTTATCCTTTCCTGTGCTTTGTCTTGCCAATGCCTTTACGGTTTGTCAAGCAACACAGAAGAGTTTAAAAGATGTCCCTGCTCTGTTCCATGGTGATGATGTAGCTGCTCAGATGACTGAGAGTGAAATCGAATCATGGAAAAACTTTGCAAGTAGAATTGGTCTACAACTCAGTGTAGGAAAGAACTATGTGAGTAAACGCTTTGTCTCTATTGACTCTCAGCTTTTCTGTTTACAAGATGGTGTTATGCACCGTCAAATAACAGGAAAGTTTAAGTTAGTCAAGAGGGACAGAGATTCTGAATTTACTGTCAAAGACGCTTTGAGAAATGGTTTTACTAAAGACCAGATCCGTAAGTATTGTCATGAACAGTTAAAACAGAGTGTTCGCTCATTAGATGTTTCCTATACACATGGTGGTTTAGGTTTAGTGGATGAGGAAAAGGGATGGGATGACAACGCAAAGGCTGTCTATCTTGCATTACTGAGATCAAAGACCTCAGTAAGCAAGATAGCACCTAATTGTTATCGTGTTCCAAAAGGAGTTCAGAAATTCCTTCGTTT